TAAATTTTAATTAAAAATAATTAGCCTCATTTTCAAGCAGTTACAAAATAGTTTATGTTTTTATTTGTATTATCTTAATTAAGTTTGTACACTTGCAGAGTCAAAATAAACCAATTGACGCCAAAAATATGAACAGATTAAAAACAACACCGGTAAACAAGTACAAAGGTTTAACAGAACAGGAAATTAATGAAGCATTAATGAGCTTTGCGGCTTATATCGTTATTATGATCGTTATGGTCTTAGGCTTAGGCTTTATTGCATTAATTAACTAATTATTTAACCACTAAAACTAAAAAAATGAAAATTAAAACGATCGACATCTTAGCAAATGAGTATTTTGATAAGAAAAACGGGAATAGCTATTTTAACGCTGATATTACCCTAAATTACGGGACAGATAAACAAGTAAATATCCACATACCGATGCAGTACGGATATGGTGATAGTTATATTTATGCAGCATTTAGAGTATTAAACGAATTAAAATATATTAAAACAGATGACGCACACTGGAATTACTGCAAAGCTAAAAAGATAATTTTGCGAAATGCTATAATTGAGGGTTTTAAAGAGTCGCATTTAAGAAATCAGGACAAACAAGCAATAAAAAATTTATAATTAACCAAATCAAAAAACCACTAAAAAACTAAGAAAATGAAAAAAGTAGTAAACAACGAAACAGTAGCACACTTATGGGCAAATGAGCAGCAATTAGAAGCAAACACACCAAATAGAGCATTTTACTTTTATGGAAAAAATATCTATTCGTACGGCTCGCACTTTTTAATCGCTAAGCACATCACAAACAATAAAGGCGAAAAAGCTATTTTATTCACTACTTGTGGGTATAGCAATACAACGGCAAAGCATATCAATTACACTTACCGCGCTATTCCTGATAAAAGTATAGTAATTTATGTTATTAACCCCCAAAGCACACCGGCTGAAAATTTTATAGCGTGGAATAAACAAATAGATCGAATTTATACAAAATTAGCAAAGGCAAAGAAGCCAGAACTATATTTGTCAGAGTTAAGCCGATTAAACGACCAGATAAAAAAATATACTACTTTTATGGGGGTAGAAATACCAGAGGCTATAAAAGTAAGGTTAGAAATAACAAACAAAGCCGAAATAATAGAGGCAGTAAACAAAGCAAACGAGATAAAAGCAGCAAACGAGGCAAAGGAAGCAAAAGCAAAGCAAAAAGAAAATAAAAAACAAATAGACAAATTTAGAAATTTTGAGCGCTACAACTTTTGGAACGGTTACGCCTATCTAAGATATAACAAAGAAACAAACAGAATAGAAACAAGCCAAAGGATAGAAATACCTATCGAGGCGGCTAAAAGATTATACCACACAATTAAAGAGGCTTTAAAGGATATAAATAACCCTACGCAAGAAATACTTGAAAATCTAAATATATTAAGCTATAAAGTTAAAAATGTTCAAAAGGACTTTATAGAGGTAGGCTGTCATAAGATAGAAACAAAAGAAATAAACAGAATAGCAAAGCAATTAAGTTTTTAAGATAGTTTTTTTTAGTTAGGTTGAAAGGTCCACTGTAAAAGGTGGGCTTTTTTTTTGTCTTTTTTTTATACCTTTGTATAAAATTAATGATATGAAATACACAGAAGATACTATAAAGCCAATATTTGAACAGATCCTGGAAGGAGTGCGCAAAGGTGATGCAGTCCGCAAAGTATTAACGCTTCCGGATATGCCAAGCACTAAGACTTTTTATAAATGGCTGGAAAATGAAGACAGGGGAAAACAATACGCCCGTGCGTGTGAATACAGGGCGGATGCCATATTTGAGGAAATTTTAAATATTTGCGACGATAAGACAGAAGACTATATTTCTACGAAGTCCGGCGCTGTAGGGAATAATGCAGCGGTCCAAAGGGCAAGACTTCAAGTTGATACCAGAAAGTGGATCGTATCTAAATTGAATCCTAAGAAATACAGTGATAAGATACAAAATGAGGTTTCCGGTGATATGGCAATAAATTGGATCGAAACTAAAACGAATGATATTAACAAGTAAGCAAACCAAAGCACTTAACTATTTAGAGGACCAAACGACAAACGAAGTTATTTTCGGCGGTGGCGCAGGTGGTGGTAAGTCCGCGCTCGGATGTTATTGGATAATAAAGAATTGTCTAAGGTATAAAGGCAGCCGGTGGCTAATTGGAAGGGCAGTATTAAAGACTTTAAAGGATACCACACTTAACAGCTTTTATGATATTTGTAAACTGCAGGGGCTAAGGTCCGGCGTACACTACAAATACAACGCCCAAAGTAATATAATAACATTTAGCAACGGATCGGCAATTTATTTAAAGGATCTATTTCTTTACCCGTCCGACCCGAATTTTGATGAATTAGGATCGTTAGAAATATCCGGCGCTTTTATTGATGAATGCAACCAAGTAACTGAAAAGGCTTTTAATATAGTAAAGTCCCGAATAAGATACAAACTTGACCTATTTAATATAATACCTAAGATATTAGGCACTTGCAACCCGTCAAAGGGGTTTATTTATAATAACTTTTATAAGCCGGCTAAGGAGCTAAAATTGCCTAATAACAAGGCATTTATACAAGCGCTTGCAACCGATAACCAAAATATATCTTTGCACTATATTGAAAGTCTAAAAACCTTAGATAACTTTAGCAAAGAGCGTTTATTATACGGCAATTGGGAATACGACGATAGCAAGAACAATTTAATAGATTACAATAAGATAGTAGAAATCTATTCGAATGAATTACCGGAAGGCAAGCAATATATTAGCGCGGATATAGCAAGATATGGCAAAGATAAAACAATAGTTATGTTATGGTCCGGTCTGACAGTTACGGAAATTCACAAGCTATCAAAGAAGTCAACTACTGAGGTGGCGGAGTTTATAAAGTCTTTAGCTGCTGCAAAAGGAATCCATCACAATAATATAATAATTGACGAGGACGGAATCGGCGGAGGCACGGTTGACCAGATAAAAGGATGCAAAGGGTTTCTTAACGGAAGCAAAGCTATTAAAGGAAACTATATTAACTTAAAGAGTGAATGCTATTATAGATTAGCTGAATTAATCAATAAGAATCAAATAGCAGTAAGGACAGAGGATGTCGATATAAGGAAGCAATTAACTGAGGAACTTGAGTGGGTACACAGACATAACGCGGATAAAGACGGAAAGTTAGCAATATTACCAAAGGAAAAAGTAAAAGAGCATTTAGGACGAAGTCCGGATATAAGTGACGCATTAATGATGAGAATCTATTTTGAGTTAAAGCCTTTTGATTTTGTAGTGGAATAATAGTAAATTTGTAAAAATATAAGTATATGAATCTAATCCAAAGAATAAAGGCTGCAATATTGCCTACTCAATCCGATCCTGGTAATAAATACAATCAATCTTTATTTTCTTATTTTAACGGCATATTCTTTAGTATACCTAATAATCCGCGCGCTTATGTAGCTAACGGTTATCAAGGCAATCCGGATGTATTTGCTATTATAAATATGATTGCTAAGAAGGCAGCAAGTGTTCCTTTTTATGTTTATGTAGTAAGTAATAAAAAGAGTTTTAACAGAGTAAAGAATAACAAGTTTAATCTATTAAAAAAGGGATTAGACGAAGTTGAGGGAACAGATTTAAACAGATTGATTGAAAGACCGAATGAAATGCAATCTCAGCAGGAATATATCGAAGCTATGGTTTCATTCCTTGAAATTACCGGAAATGCTTACTCTTATAAGTTTATGCCACAAGTAGGTCGAAACAAAGGAGTACCTACGAAATTATATCCTTTACCATCACAATTTACACAAATTATCGGAAGTGGAACATTTGAACCTATAAGTGCTTATAAATTACAAATAGGAAACCAAGAAATTGAATTCAAGTATGAAGAAGTAAACCATATTAAATTCTTTAATCCTGATTATAATGTAAGTGGAAATCAACTTTACGGAATGAGTCCTTTAATGGCTGCGTGGGAAACTGTTTCAAGTTCAAACGAGGGCACAAGAGCAAAGGCTAAAGCATTTATTAACGGAGGCGCAGCAGGTTTATTATTTAGTGGTGATAAGGACGCTATGCTTGACGGCGAACAAATAAGTAAGATTAACCAACAAATAGATAGTAAACTAACAGGAGCGGATAATTACAAGAGAATTGTAGCTACTAACGGTATTGTGGATTATAAGCAAATCGGAATGAGTCCTGCGGATTTAGAGATTATTAAATCAATAGGAGCTGATAGAGATACTTTATGCAGAGTGTTTGGAGTTGATCCTATTTTATTTGCTACGGATTCAAGTTCATACAATAATAAAGAATTAGCTTATAAAGGATTAGTTACTAACACAGTTATTCCTATTCTAAACTTAATTAAAGCTATGTTTAACGAAGTAGCACTTTATTATTCACTAAGGGATGGAGTAGAGTATTATATTGATTATGACGCTCAAGCATTCCCTGAAATGCAAAAAGATATGGAAAAGATTGTAACCCAAATGAAAGAGAGTTGGTGGATTACTCCTAACGAGAAAAGGGATGCTATGAATTACGATAGATTAAACGAGGCGGATATGGATAGAATATTAGTCCCTTCTAACTTAACTTATATGGACGAAATAGGGATGACACCTGGAGTATGACAGAACAAGAAAAAAACGAAGAACTAAGAGCGTATATTGAATTATGGGGTTATAGAAGATTTAGAAAGGCTTTGGATCAAAGTATTCAACCTTTATTAAATTCTCTAAAAGAAAGTAATTCAATTGGCTTTACTTATGCTTTACAGGCTTTACTTTATAACGCTCAACCCGTAGACGAAAGTGTAAGGGAGTTTTATGAATTTGCTTGGTATAAACAAAGTGATTCTTTTGTCAATTGGGCAAACACTACTTATAATGCCGGCTTAGAAAAGAATGACCCTTATATGAAAAGAATGCTAAGTGAGTATTATAGCA